GCATATACCACAGGTACCACATCGTTCAATCTAAACATGAACGACCTCATTGAAGAAGCCTTTGAGCGTTGTGGATTAGAACTCAGAACTGGTTATGATTTTAGGACTGCTCAACGCAGTCTAAACATTTTAACGATTGAATGGGCTAATCGTGGCATTAATTTGTGGACTGTTGAAGAAGGTCAGATACCTTTAGTAACAGGACAGATATCATACCCACTTCCTGTAGATACCATTGATCTTTTAAGTCATGTTGTACGTCAAGGTACGTTGCAAAATCAAATAGATATCAATATTTCCCGCATATCTGAAGATACATACTCAACAATTCCTAATAAACTAGCTGTTGGCCGTCCAATTCAAGTTTGGATCAATAGACAATCTGGCAATACTAACCCATCTGCAAATAAAGATTACCTTGTAGGTAATGGATCTAACGGCAATGGAGGCATTAGTGCAACAGATACGAACATTCAAATTGGTCCTAACATTTCAGACTTAGCAGCCACAGGTTTTATACAATTTGACAATGAAATCATTTATTATCCTAACGTTGATACAACTAATAATTATTTGCTTAATTGTATTCGTGGACAAAATGGAACAACAGCAACATCTCATGCATATAGTGCAACTGCATTAGTTCCTCAGTTACCAAACATTAATGTATGGCCTACACCTAATTCTGGTGGCAATTATACATTTGTTTACTGGCGTTTAAGACGTATTCAAGACGCAGGATCTGGTGTGGTGATCAATGACATTCCATACAGATTTATTCCACCTATGGTAGCAGGTTTAGCTTATTATTTATCAATGAAGCTTGCTGGCGTTGATCCTAACCGTGTGTTAGCATTAAAAGCTGACTATGATCAACAATGGGATTTAGCATCACAAGAGGATCGTGAAAAGGCAGCTATTAGATTTGTGCCTAGAAGTATGTTCTATACGAGGTAATCATGCCTAATAAATTTGCCTCAGGTAAGTATGCAATTGCCGAATGTGACCGCTGTGGTCAACGTTATAAGTTAAAAGAACTTAAAAAAGAAGTCATTAAGACAAAGCTTTTTAACATTAAAGTTTGTCCTGAATGTTGGGATCCAGATCATCCACAATTAAGTCTTGGTCTTTATCCTGTTAATGATCCACAAGCAGTACGTGAACCAAGACCAGATGTGAGTTATAATGTCGGTGGTACATATGGATTAATGACTAACCCATACGATCCAACTGTAACAAACTTAGATGACGCAGGCTATCCTTCAGATGGTTCTCGTCAAACACAGTGGGGTTGGAACCCTGTGGGCGGTGCAAGAAACTTTGATACATTATTAACACCAAATGACTTGCTACCATTAATAAAAATTAATAGCGTTACAATAACAACTACTTAAGGAGTAAACATGGAAAAGAAAACTGTTAAAAAGATTGCTGATGTAGAAATACACAAGCATGAAAAACATATGCACAAAGGCAAGAAAGAAACTAAACTTGCTAAAGGTGGCGTTACAGGCAAAGCAATGAAAGCTGTAGGCCGTAACTTAGCACGTGCTCACAACCAAAAACCAGGAAGCAAATAATATGGTCACTCAAGTTAAACCAACAAAAAAGAATAGCCCATCTGTAAAAACAGGTCATGCTAGAAATAACAAACCTGCAGAAGCTTATGAAAAGAATGGTACATCTGTTGCAGCTGGTGAAGCTCCAATGAAAGATGGCGTGTATAGCCGTGAAAAATCAGCTAAAGATGCACGTATTACTGATCCAATTAAAAGCGGTATGAGTTATGGTATCAGTGAAGAAAAAACTGATGGCGTTGAAACACGTGGTAATGGTGCTGCTACTAAAGGTAGAAAAGCACGTGGGCCTATGGCATAAGGAATAGATCATCAATTACGTTCAGTTATATCAGGCAATTCAAGACTATGCAGAAACAACAGAACCACTGTTCGTTTCTAACATACCTCGTTTTGTCCAAGAAGCTGAAGACAGGATTTATAATTCTGTTCAATTGCCATCATTACGTAAAAACGTAACGGGTACACTGACTTTAGGTAATCAATACGTATCTTTACCAAATGATTGGTTATCTGCGTTCTCATTAGCCGTAGTAGATTCATCTGGCAACTATAATTACCTTTTAAACAAAGACGTCAACTACATCCGTCAAGCTTATCCTAATGCCTCTACGTCTACAGGTTTACCACAACATTATGCGTTATTTGGTAATCAATATGGCAATTTAGATGCTTTATCATTGATTTTAGGACCAACACCAGATAATAATTATCAAGTAGAACTTCACTACTATTACTATCCACCAACCATTGTTCAAGGTCAAATTACTGGCTTTAATGCTATTTCAGGTGGTTCTTTGTATACTCCTGGAACATATACCGAAGTAGCTTTAACAGGCGGTTCAGGATCTGGTGCTACAGCTAATATTGTAGTGAATTCTTCAGGTGCAGTTGCTTCAGTAACGCTTACGAATGGTGGTCAATTTTATACATTAACAGATGTATTAAGTGCATCTAATTCAAGCTTAGGTGGTTCTGGTTCTGGATTACTTATCCCAGTAAATACAATCTCTAACGTCAATGGTACATCATGGTTAGGTGATAACTATGATCCAGTACTTTTATATGGATCTATGCGTGAAGCTATGTTATTCCAACGTCAAGAACCTGATGTTATTAAGAACTACGAAGAAAAATATCAAGAAGCTATCCAACAACTTAATCGTCTTGGTACAGGTCTTGAAAGAGGTGATGCATACCGTAATGGTCAGGCTCGTATGAAGGTTAATCCATGATCGTTCAAACCGCATGTACTGTATTTGAATACAATATGCTTAAAGGAGCAGAAAACTTCTCTCCTGCAAGTCCATATGTGTATAAACTAGCCCTTTATAATGCTAATGCCAATTTAGGTAATACCACAACTGCTTACACAACAGTAAACGAAGTTACAGGAACAGGCTATACAGCTGGAGGCATAGTTTTAACACCTACTATAGCTTATGATAACCAAAATAATACATCTTATTTAACATTTAATAATGTAACTTGGAGTCCTGCAAGCTTTACCTGTAGGGGTGGTTTAGTTTATAATAGCACCACTGGTGCAGCTATATTTGTGCTAAATTTTGGTTCAGACAAGATCTGTACATCTAGCTTTACAGTCACTTTTCCCACTAGCAATTCTTCAAATGCCGTGTTGAGAATATCTAGTTCTATTGCAACTTAAGGAGTTTTTATGTTAAAAGAATCACAAGGATTTGGAGATCAAGCGGTTATTAGTCTTGGTGCTAATGCTATTTCCAATGAATCAGTAGGTATTGAAGGACATTACGTAGTTGAATGTCGTGATGCTAATGGTAATTTAAAATGGGAAGAACAGTTTCCTAACCTAGTAAATGCTGTTGGTAAACAACTTCTTCTAAACACTTTACTTACTACATCTGGTACATACACTACAGTAGGTCCATTCTTAGGTCTTATTTCAGGTGCATCACCTACATTTGCAGCATCAGATACAATGACATCACATGCTGGTTGGACAGAATTTACTGCTTATACAGTAACTGGTTCAGCAGTGCGTGGTACAGCAGTATTTGGTACAGCTACATCAACAGGTACTTCACCTTCTAACGTTACTACATCAACAGCAACTGCAATCACATATACCATCACAGGTTCTGGTGGTACAGTAGGTGGTTGTTTCTTAACTACTGGCTCTGGTGCTACAAGTACTTTAGGCAATACTGGTGGTACATTATATTCAGCTGGTGCTTTCTCTGTAGCTAAAGTTACAACTGCTGGTGATACTGTTTCGGTAACGTACTCAACTACTGCAACCTCTTAAGGAGCTTAAATGGCTCTTGTAGTCAAGGATAGGGTTCAGGAATTAACCACGACCAGTGGTACAGGCACGCTTACGCTTAATGGAGCAGTACCTGGTTTCCAATCCTTCACGACTATTGGTAATAACACCACTTTCTACACGATCTATGACAACATAGCTCAAGCATGGGAAGTGGGTGTTGGTACAGTCACAACTGGCTCTCCAAATCAACTAGCTCGTACAACAGTACTAGCAAACTCCAACGGAACAACCACGGCAATCCCATTAGTGGGAAATAGTTCTTCCGTATTCGTTACATATCCAGCAGAAAAATCAGTTAATCTTGACGCTTCAGGCAATGTTTCTCCATTAGGCACAATAGCTTCAGGAACATGGCAAGGAACGACTGTAGGCGTAGTTTATGGTGGTACTGGAGTCACATCATCATCTGGTATTAACTCTGTAATGTTGCGTGATGCTAATGCTAATGCAACAGCTAATAACTTCCTCCCTGGTTATACATCAATTACAGCTTCTGGCGGTACAATCACAATGACCGCAGCTTCTACTTACTATCAAAAATTAGTTGCTGGAACGGGTGGTCAAACATTTAAGTTACCTGATGCCACTACACTTCCTACAGGTGTAACTTATATATTTGATAATGACTCTACAGGTACATTAACTATTCAAGATAATACTGGTGGAGCAGTTGATACTATTAGTCCAGGTGGATTAGATTATATTTATCTTGAGGCAAATGGTACTGTAGCTGGTTCTTGGGGTCAATATGCTTTTATTCCAGCTTCTTATGACTTTACTACATCAACAGCATCATTTGGTAATGCTACGATTACTAACGCAGTATGGAATGGTACAGCTATAGCAGCAGGTTATGGTGGTACAGGTCTTACTACATTTGGCTCGTCTAACTATGCACTTTATTCCACCGCACCTAATGCATTAACTGCAGGCACACTTCCTGTAGCTGCAGGCGGAACAGGACTTACATCTTTAACTGCGGGTTATGTGCCATATGGTAATGGTACAAACGCATTTAGTAACTCATCTACATTTACCTATAACGGAACCACAGTCACTGCTCCTGCTTTTGCAGCTAATGCTACGATTACAGGTTCTTTAAATGCTGGTGCATTTAGTTATGGAACACTAGGATATTCTGATTCAAACATCTTTGCATCATTTACTTCCTCTGTAAATTCCTATAATCAGATTATTTTACAAAATACCAACTCTGGTAACGCTGCTTCTACAGACTTTATCGTAAGTAATAACTTAGCTACATCAGCCGCATACTTTGGTGACTTTGGTATTAACAGTAGTGGCTTTTCAGGCACAGGTGCTTTAGGTGCTGCTAATAACGTATATCTATATTCACAAGGTACAGATTTAGCTATTGGTACAGGGTCTTCTAACTCTATTCACTTTGTAACCAATGCTAACTCAGCTGATGCTATTACAGTTAATCCAAGTAATGCAGTAGCATTTAATGGATCTTACGGAACATCAGGATATATTCTTCAATCCAACGGATCAGGCACACCTCCAACTTGGGTATCCAATACCGCTGGCTTAACTATTACTTCTACTACAAGTAATACAAACTATAATCTAGGCTTTCAATCAGCTTCTAGCGGGACAACAACAGTAGATTACATAAACACTAATTTTACCGCTAATCCATCTACTGGAGCTTTAACAGCACCTGAAATTGTTGCCTCTAATGGATTAGTAATTAATGCAAATACTGTCAATACAAGTTATACTATTGCGTCAGGTCAAAACGCTATGA